CGGCGTTCCTAAGAAGTATGTGAGGGGCGCTAGAAATCCTGCTGCGAAGGAGCGCGAGATTTTAGAAACGCGCAGGCGTTATGAGTTGGGTTTGCCTATTGATGTTAAGAGGGTAAGTAAAAGCCGTGTCAGCCAAGCAAAAACCAAAAAGCGCCGCAAAGTCTAGCGGCGGTTCTCTTGCCGAAAAGTCAAGGAAGAGCGGCATTCCTTTGTCTATTTTGAAGCAAGTTCAGAAGCGTGGGAATGCTGCGTATTTGTCTAGTGGTAGTCGCAATGTTCCTATGGCTGCTTGGAGTATGGGCAGGGTTAATTCGTTCATTAGCGGCAGCGGCGGTGCTAGGAAGGCTGACGCTGATTTATGGAAGAAGGCGAAGGCTGCAAAGAAAAGGAGAGCATGATGCCAGGTTATCACAAGGGTAAAAAGAAGCCCAAGAAAAAAGGTAAGGGCAAGTAAGCATGGCTGAAATGGATGACGTGCGTTTTCGCAGCATTTTGCAGCATGAGATACAGAGCGCAGTCAACTATTACGATAGCGAGTTTTCTCAGGAGCGTGCGGATGTTTTAAGTCATTATTTAGGCGAGCCGTTTGGCAACGAGGTTGAGAACCGCAGTCAAGTTGTTGCAACGGAGGTATCGGATACGATTGAGTATATGATGCCATCTTTGATGAAGATGTTTACGTCTTCGCCAGATTTTGCGCGTTTTCTTCCTAGAGGCCCAGAGGACGTTAAGGCTGCTGAGCAAGCGACTGATTTGGTAAACTTTGCGATTAACACTGACAACAACGGCTTTCGTGTTTTGCATGATTTTTTCAAAGATGCTTTGTTGTTCAAGGTTGGTGCTATAAAGTTTCATTGGTCTGAGACTGACACGACTGTCAACGAGACTTATGAGAACCTCACTGAAGACGAACTGACGTTATTGATTAGCGACCCTGCTATTGAGATTATTTCTCAGGATGTAACTGAGATGGGTGTTGTATCTCCTGACGGTGCTGAGTTGCCTATGGAGCGAAACTTTTCTGTAGAGGTTAAGCGCACGAAGAAGTCTGGCAGTGTTAAGCTAGACAATGTGCCGCCTGAAGAATTGATATTTAGTCGCCGCGCTACTGCTCTCGATGATTGTTCGTTTATTGCACACAGGACGCAGGTACGCGCTGGCGACTTGATAGAGCAGGGTTATGACGCTGATATTGTTCTTAGGTATGCTGGTTATGATGATTTAGACGATGAGCCTGAGAGGCAGGCGCGTTTTGAGGAGTTAGAGTCTGGCGATACGTTTGAGAACGCCGACCCGACTATGCGTGAGGTTTTGGTTACTGAGGCGTATATAAAGGCTGACTATGACGGTGATAATATTCCTGAGTTGCGTCGTGTAGTTGCTTTGGGTGATGGTGTTGAGGTTCTCGAGAATGAACCCTTTGACCATGTTCCATTTGCTTTATTGTCGCCTATTCTAATGCCTCATCGCATGGTTGGGCGGTCTGTCGCTGAGATGGTGATGGACTTGCAGTTGATTAAATCAACGATCATGCGTCAGATGCTAGATAATTTGTATTTGACGAACAATAGTCGTGTTGTTGCGGTTGAGGGGCAGACAAATCTTGATGATTTACTTTCGAGCCGTCCTGGCGGCGTTGTTAGGGTTCGTGCGCCTGGGATGGTTCAGCCGCTGGCGGTCCCGCAATTGGGTCAGTCTGCGTTTGCAATGCTTGAGTATGTGGATCAGGTTCGTGATCAGCGTACGGGTTTTTCTAAAGCTTCGATGGGCCTTGATCCGTCGACGCTTCAAAGCACAACGGCAAGCGCTGTTAACGCGACGATTCAGGGGGCGCAATTAAAGATCGAAATGATTGCGCGTGTTTTTGCTGAGACTGGCTGCAAGGATTTAGCCAAGGGCGTGTTGCATTTGCTTCAGAAGCATCAAGATAGCGAGCGTGTTGTTCGTATTCGTGGTGAGTTTGTGAGCATTGATCCGCGAGCTTTTGCGAATGGCTTTGATTTGACTGTTGAGGTTGGTCTTGGCAACGGGCGCGAAGATGAAAAGATGGCAATGCTTGCTCAGATTGCTGGCAAGCAAGAGCAGATTATAGCGCAGTTAGGGCCGCAAAATCCTGTAGTAAAACCAAGTCAGTACGTTAATACATTAAAGCGCATTGCTGAAATGGCTGGCTTTAAGGACACTGAGCAGTTTTTTGCGTCTGGCGATCAGATTGATCAGCAGATTGCGCAGGGTGTTCAGCAGCAGGGTCAGGATAATTCTGCGAGCATTGAGCAAGCCAAGCTGGAAGCTGAGATAGCGCTGAAGCGTGAGAAGATGCAGGCAGAGATTGCCCTTGAGCGTGAGAAGATGCAGGCAGATTTAGCTTTGCGTCGTTTTGAGCTTGAGGCAGAGTTGCAGCTTCGTCAGCAGAAGCTTGCGGCTGGCGGTAATGTTTCAGTGAACTTGCCGAGACAATGACAGATTTATTAGTTGAGCAAGATCGTGGTGCTAGGGCTGCGAGTATTTTGCGTGAGCCTTTGGTAGTAGAGGCTTTTGAGGAATTACGAAAAACGTATGTCGATGGTTGGTCATGCAGTGATCCGAGTGACACCGATTTTCGTGAGCAGTGTTTTCATTTGCTGAAGGCTCTTGAGGCGTTTGAGCGGCATTTTCAAAGTGTTGTTGAGACAGGCAAGATGGCTTCATTACAAATGGGAACAACAGGACGAAACCTATAAAATTTGGAGATTTTTATGTCTGGTACTCCGCAGGAATCCAGCTTTTCACAGGCAGATGCTGTGAATTTACTATTGAACGCCCAAGCCCCTGAACAGGCAAGCGAGGATGTTCAAGAGCAAACCGCCGAAACGACTGAAGTAGAGGCATCCGAAACTGAAGAGGTAGAAGTTGAGGCCGCTGATAACAGCCAAGCCGAGATGGAAGCTGAAGAAGTTGAGGAAAGCAGTGAGGAAGTTGAGACTATCGACACCTACGCTGTTAAGATTGATGGCGAAGATGGTGAGGCCACGATTGATGAACTCATCAAAAACTATCAGTTAGAAAAAACGGCTCAGAAAAGGCTACAAGAGGTGTCTGAGCAGCGAAAAGCTGTTGATGCTGAAAAAGCGTCTACTGAGCAAGCTCGTCAGCAATACGAGCAAGCCCTTAATGTGTTAGCCAGTCAGATAGAGCAGGCCAATCAGCCAAAAGATCAGGCTTATTGGGATGGTTTATTTGAAAGCGACCCACTTGAATATGTTAGACAGCGCGATCAAGAGCGTGATGCTCAAACCAGGGCACAAGCTGTGCAGGCTGAGCAATTGCGTTTGCGTCAGGTAAAAGTAGCAGAAGAGCAAAAGAAGCTTCTTGAGTTAGTTCCAGAGTGGAAAGACCCAGAAGTGGAAGCGAGAGAAAAGGCAGCGATTGTTACATACGCACAATCTAAAGGCTTTACTTCTCAGGAGCTTGGGAATGCTATTGATTCTAGGTACGTTGATTTGATGCGCAAAGCTTATCTCTACGACAATTTGCAGTCACAAAGGCCTATTGCTGCAAAGAAGGTAAAGACAGCGCCTAAGATGGTGAAAAGTGGGCAACCAAAGACTAAGGGCGACTCTGCAACAGAGCGAAAGCGTAAGGCTTTTGACAAACTCAGAAAGACCGGCACGAAAGAAGATGCCGTTCAATTCATGTTAACTCGCTAAACTTAGGAGGCCAACAGTGGCTACTTACACAAGCGCAACCGCTATCGGAGAGCGCGAAGATTTATCCGATATTATTTATCGCGTGGATCCCGACGACACCCCACTATTTTCCAATGCACAGAAGGAAACAACAAGAGGCATAATCACAGAATGGCAGGTCCAAGAGCTTGCTAGTGCAGTTGATGACAATCATGCCTCAGAAGGTGCTGATTTTAGTTATACTAATCCCAGCCCTACAACTAGACTTACAAACGTACACCAAATCGCAGTACAGGCGGCGTCAGTATCTAACACCTTAGATACCGTCGATAAAGCTGGCCGCGATAAGGAAACCGCATACGTCAAGGTAAACAAGGGTATCGAGCAGCGTAGAGACATCAACAAGTCTCTATACAAAAACGAAGCCAAGTCTACGTCAGAGCCACGTAAAGCTGCAAAGCTAATTACGTGGATAACAAACGTAGACAAACCGTCTGACATGGCGGCGGCAACTGGCGACGGTAGTGACACGGCTGACCTTACTGGTACAGCAGCAGCACTAACGCTTGCCAAGATTGATGCAGCGATGCTTGCAGCCTATAACGATGGCGGCAATCCGAGCATGTTGTTGATGTCACCAACTAACAAGCAGAACTTTTCTGGCTTGTCCTCTGGTTCTGTTTCTACAAACCAGATTACTTACACTGCTCCGCGTGAGGCGAGCATTGTGGGGTCTGTATC